AGTTGATGGTATAAGTCTTGAAGCTCAAAAAGCTTTAAGAAATACAATGGAAGAGTATTCATCAAACACTCGATTTATATTAACTGGTAATTATAAACACAAGATTATACAAGCGCTACAAAGCCGGTGTCAAGAGTTAAATTTAATACCACCATTAGAAGGAATCGCTAAAAGAATTATAACTATTTTAAAGAACGAAAATATAAAATTAGATACTGATCAAAAGAAAGATTTAGTATTACTAATAAAAAAATTATACCCTGATTTCAGAAAAATAGTTAATGAGATTCAAAAGTTTTCTATCTCAGGTTCACTAGTAATACCTAAAGCATCGATTAGTAATGAGATTTTAAATAAAATTCTTGAGAATGTAAAAATTAATAAATCAAATTTTGCTAGAAAATATTATATTGAAAACGAAGAAAAGTTTCAAGGGGATTACAGCCTTATGCTTCGCGAACTGTTTAATTATATTAATGAAGTGCTTGATTATAATAACGAAAAGTCAAAGAAAGCACTTCTTACTGTTTCCGAGCATTTATATAGAAGTGGTTTTGTAGTTGATCAAGAGATCAATTTTTATAGTTGTTTAATAGCTTTAGAAGGTCTTATTTAGACTTTGGCAGATAATTGTGTGTGTAGCTAGATACTGCGGGTGTTTTTTCACCTTTAGCAGGTACTGAAGGAATCTTTATATTTTTATTAAGAAGCTTTCTATCACCCTTAATTAATTTACCTTTACCATCATCTGAATGTACTGTATGTGCAATTTGTTGTTCATCCTCCGGTTTCTCCCCTTCCGGTTTAATCTGGGTTTTTTCTTTTCTTTTTAATGAATCGGGGATTGGAGGAAGATTTGAACCATTACTATACGGTTCAATAAATGAAGCAGGTATAGTTAGAAAATCAACATAACGGCCGGGCGCAATTTCTTGTGTTATATCAACATCAAATTCACTGCCTGTAATCTCTGCATTACCGGTAGCTTGTGTTGTAGGACGAATTGGTTTAACTGCGCTTACTCTTAATAGTAAATCGGACTGAGCCCAGGATTTTAACTTATCTTGATAGCTTTGTGTTTGAGATTTATAGAAATCTGACTTAAAAACATCATCTTTTACTTTAACCATATCACCGGTCAAAAAACCGCCTCTTGTATACTTCTGTAAATATGTCTCGAGAATAGTATTAAATTTTCTCTTCATTATATATATTTATGTCTATAAATCTATTTTTGTAGATGTTAATTTATATTAAATATTCTTATGAGTATTAAGATTGAAAGTATAAAAGACATTAAAAATGCGGAAAATTTAAAATATCAAGACCTTATGCTTGATTTTGAATACTCTTACACTCAAAATTCCGAATTTTTAAAAACAAATGAAATTAAAGATTTAAAGGTTAGTTATGATATTAATGCTATTAGAAATAGTATTCAGAATATGTTTTTAACGAATAGAGGCGAAAAACTATTAAATCCATATTTTGGTATAGGTTTAGGCGACTTTGTATTTGATCAAGTTTCTGAATCAACCGCAAAAGATATAGGTGATGCTATCGTTAACAATATAGCAACTTTTGAACCTAGAATTAAACTTAATAACGTTAATATTTCTGCAAACGAAGAGGATAATTCATATACTATTAGCTTGATTATAAGCATTGCGCAACTCAATATAGAATCACTAAACCTAACCGGTGTATTAAATAATAATGGGTTTTATTTTGTATAATTATGAGCGAACAAATAAATCAAGATGCAAATTTTTTAATTAATCAACAAGGATATGCTGCGTTTGATGCAGTTTCGTTAAAACAATTAATTATTGACAGGTTAAATGCTGGGACATTATATACAGATCAAAACTACGAGGGTAGCAATATTTCTGCAATTATTGATATCGTTGCTTATGCGTATCACGTTTTATTATTTTATTTAAATAGAACAGCATCCGAAAGTTTGTTTAGCCAAGCGACCCTTTATGAAAATATTAACAAAATTGTTAAAGAATTAAACTACAAACCAATAGGTTATCAATCTGCATTATTAAGTTTTAGAGCACAAGCTTTAAAAGGGTTAAGCAAAGACACCTATACAATTAAACGATATTCTTATTTCACAGTAAATGGCATTACGTACAGCTTTAACAATGATGTTACGTTTGTAAAAACTGGCGATACAGATGAAGTTTTAACACTGTTTAGCGATAACAATTTATTATATCAAGGAAGTTACGTAGAATACCCAACATATACCGCAATTGGTGATGATTACGAAACTCTTACTATTTCTTTTGTAGCAAATAATGTAAATCAAAAAATAGATCATTTTAATATCGATGTTTATGTAAAAGAAAAAGCTACCGGTAAATATTTTAAATACACTGAAACTGCATCGTTGTTTTTAAACGAATCAACTGCTAGAGTTTTCGAAAAGAGGTTAAATGAAAATGAACGCTATGAAATTAAATTTGGTAACGGAATTACAGGTAGAAAACTTGAAGCAGATGATGAAGTTGCTATTTATTTTCTTCAAACTGATAGTGTCGAAGGTGAAATAGACATCGGTATTCTTGACGGTAACAAATTATTTTTATATGAATCACAAAGATACAATTCTATATTAACCGATACAATATCCGTTAATTTGAACCTATTAACAGATAATCAAACAAGATACTTATCTTTTATTAATATTGAACCATCAACAAAGTTTCAAGATAAAGAGAGTGCTGATGCAATTAAAACAAACGCACCAAAAATATACAATTCACAATATAGGTTAGTTACTGCGTCTGATTACGAAGTTTTTGTTAATAGAAATTTTGCTAATATTATAAGTTCTGCAAAAGCTGTAAATAATTGGACTTATCTTAATGGTCATTTTAGGTATTTTTACGACCTACAGTTGAATAGACCAAATAATGATTCAAGAGTATTATTCAATCAAGTAAAATTTGCTGATACATGTGATTTTAACAACGTATATATTTACGGGGTACCAAGATTAGATAAAATTACTTCATTAACACAACGTACTAATTACTTAAATGCAGCTCAAAAAGAATTAATTTTAAATACACTACAAAATTATAAAACATTAACTGCAGAAATAATTGTTACGGACCCGGTATATGTTGGTGTAGATTTTGGAATTAAGCGTACTGGTGAAATTCTTACACCCGATATTACATCACAATGCAAACTTGTCATAACCAAAAATGTTTTATCACAAATAGACAACCAATCTATTAAAAATAACGCATTTAATATAATAAAATCGTTCTTCGATTCAACAAATAATAGTTTGGGCATTTTATTTAATATAAATGATTTAACCACACAAATATTCAACATTAAAGGTGTTCAAGATTTTTATATACAAAGAACAGATGAAAACGGCACATTTACAGTGCCTGGTTTAAACTTTTTAGTTTGGAACCCTGTTTACCCAGACGGAGATATACAAATAGTGTCTCAAAATTATCAGTTTCCGTATTTTAAGTACCCGTTCTTAAACAACCCATTAGACCTTGTTAACAAAATAGAAGTCATAACAACAACCAATGTTAACTCTAAAATTGAATACTAAAAATGGCTTTAATAAACACAAATCAATTATACATCAAAGTATATGATTTCACAGGAACACCTTCTCTATGTACATATGCGTTGCAACAAACACCCTTAACGTTTGTACCGGATTACACGTTAGTTAGAATTTTAAGTACAGTATCATACATATCACCACTAACGTCATACACAAACACTGTTTATGTACCGGATACAAATGATTATTCAAACTTAAAAGTAAGATGGGATTTTGGCGACGGTACGTATCAGATTTCTCCAACCGGTATACATGCATATGAATTTCCCGGTCAGTATAAAGTTAAATTATATCTAATTAACGAAAATGGTGAGAGTTATTTAAACACATTCGTAGCTAATGTTAATATCTATAATTATATTGAAGATAAAAATAAATTTGCTCCCTCAGAACATTTTATAATTGATATCCCTGCAGGCAGATTATCAGATAAATTAAGTCTAATAAGACAAAATAGCTGGCAATCATACCCCGTTTTATCTGGGTTCGGTTATACATATAATTTATATTCTAGCGGCGCCGGTACATATTATTATGATGTCAAAAATTATTACAAAGACAAATGGGCTCATCTTAAAAAGTTTTTTAAATTTGTTGAAAAACAAGTTATAAATGGTATTGAACAAGATGTTATTATAGATAAAATTAACACAACAAATACAGAAATTTATGCGTCTATAACTAACAACGCGTTACATCTATGTCAAAAAGAAGATGAAGGAGCGTTTTTAGTTGGAACGAGCGGTACTGCAGATTTTTACTACACAGATGATAGTAATAAAAATAATATCTCTATAAATGATCCTATTTTTATATTTGCAAATTTAGACACGAGTAGATTTTATGATAGTTTAACATTTAAGGATAAAGCATATCAAGATGTAACGCCTTTACCGTTAAGCTATCTCAATACTATACCTGCAATACTACCTATTGTAAAGACGAGATATAATCCCGCTGCAGCCGTTACAATAACTTCCAATGGTATCGACGGTGAAGGTGAAGATGTTATTGAAAGTTTTAACTTAAGCAAAACAAGTTATGCGACTACCAAAATACCTTTTGTAATTAAACTCAAAGATCAATTTAATTATACCACAAAAAGCTACCCATATCTCTCTTCTACAAATACAACACCTAATTCTTCATATTTCTTTCAGTTAAAATTATTAGATAGCAATAACAATGAAATTCCGAATACTATTTTTTACAAAACTGATTTTGAAAAAGAAATTTTTAATTCCGGAGGATTTTATAGAGGCTATTTTACAACAGATAATACTGTTTTAAGTGCAAAACTTTCAGCTAATGTATATATTGATGATATACCTAACTTTGAGCAAGATACTGCAATAATTTACTATTCTCAACCATATTCAGATAGTATAGCTAGATATTTCTCTACTAATTTTTATACTACAATACCTGGTATACCATTTCAACAAACAATTACATACGATTTTTTAAATACTCAAGGAAACAGAAGTATATTTACTATCACACAAATACCATCATCAAATAATTCTTATCAAGATTATTGTTTGTGGGCAGCTGATTCGGATTTTGATAGAATTTTAAAAATGGATTACAACGGAAACATTATAGCCAATATATCGCTTTCTGCAGCACCACTTTCTAGCGGAGAAAAGATAAATTTACTTTACAATGATAGCTCGTCTCCTTGCTCTATTGCAATAGATAAAAATAATAATGCTTTTGTAACATTATTTGATAGCAATTCTGTAATAAAAATTAATAACAATACTAATTTAATCGATAAAGTTGTAAGCTTAGGCACAAATAGTTATATATCCTCTGCATTTTACACTAATTACAGCGGTTACGTTGGAGAAAATATTATTCTACCATCTAGTATTGATGTTGATAAAGATAATAATGTATTTGTTGTATTATCTCATCCTTTATGTTCATTTATTTTCAAATATGATAATAATTTAAATTTTCAATCATCCGTTTCGCAAGCAACAGCTGGTTATTATTTTCAAAAAATTATTGTTGATAGAAATAATAAAATATGGGCAACAGCTTATAATAAAAATATAAACCCGTGCAATATAGAAAATAGAAACGATAAAATATTTTTATATAATAACAATTTAAATCTACTAAGTAGTTTTAGTAATTTTTATCTTCCTAGCGATATTACAGTAGATGGTAATCAAAATTGTTGGGTAGCACATGGCATTTCAACTGTTTCAAAAATTGACCATCTCACTTATAGTCGCTACAATTTTAATGTAGGGGAAGTATACGGCAATATAACTAACCATATTCAAAGTATAGAAGGTATTTCATGTAACTCTTTAAACGAAATTGTTATTTTAAATAATTTTGATCAAAAAATTTACTTTTTAAATGCATCATTAACTGAACAACCTGATTTAAATACTGTTAAAAACATACCGTTTAAATCAGCACCAAATAATTTTGCGCAATATCCTATTTCTGCTTATTACGATAGTAAATATCAAGCAGAAGGCGATTTTTTAGGCTATAAATGGATTAACAAATATTATTATTTTAAAACTAATTTAAGAATGCTTACAGGTACTTCTTCAACATTTAACATATACCCTGCTTCAGGTTATAATTTATTATTTAAAAATAATGAAAACTTTGACGGCGAACAAATGTATAAAAACTTTGCTTTGATGGAAACATTACAAGATAAAAAAGGATTATTTGATGACTTTTTAGGAAAAATTGTAGGGAATACAAGCTCTAATGCTAATAATGCATTACTGAAAAAAATATATGAAAAAATTGCTAATTACACCGACAATATTGCTGATGTCAATACTTGTAATGTAGATGCACTTATTAATAAATGCAATATGTTTGGTGTAATATATGAGAATTATAACTATCCTTATCCTGCTACATTAAACCGGGTTATTGATTTAGCTAGTATTAAGAGAAATAGACTTTTTGGTAATAAAAATAATTGTCAATATAGTTTTAAAACTGGGGAAAACTTAGGCTCTATTGTTGATGTTACTACCGATACATTTTCAGCAACAGAAATTATTGTAGCACATGAAAAATTTTCAAATAAATTTAAACCTGTTAATACTACATTAATTGCAGGCTATTCTACAGATGATATTATACCTTTTAGTGAATACAACTACGATTGGGGCTGGGGTCTTGTTGTACCTTCTTCACTATCCGGTATTTATATAAACGGTTATTATGACTTTTATAGGTTAAAGACAACCGAACAACATATTCTTAATAATTTATTAGATTTTGATAAATCAAACACTAATTTAACATTTAATTTGAGCACATACGATGATTTTTACGGTCAAGATGGTATTATTGATCAAAATATAACATATGCATTAGTAAATGGCTTAAGACTTATATCAAGTGCAACGAACGTGTATTATAATTAAATAACTATACCATGTCTGATATTATAGAAAAAAATGTAGTCGCTTTGACTGTTGCTGATTCTATAGTAGCGGGAAAAAAGACTAACCCAATTGATTTTTACAAACCTTTAACTTTTACCGAATGGATAGTACGAACAAACCCAACAGAAACTGATAGTGCGTACTTAATGACCCAGTACAAAATTTACTTGTTACAATGGTACAAGGTCAAGAAATACGATAATAAACAGGCTGACAGTTTTGTAAAATCTTCATATATAGCTCTTTTAAGAGAGATAGTTTTAAACTTTACTACTTTAGAAGAAAGAAGATTTATAACTAATGTAGATTTAAATAATGATCTTGATTTATATTCAGTAATTCCATTCTTTACTAAAAAAATTAAAGATATATGCCAGTATTATTCTCTGTTAAGACAAAGTGTTACTTTTAAAAAGTATGAAAATAGCTTAAAAGGATCTCAAAGCGGTGTTGTATCTCTTCTTAAAAGTGAAATATATAAAAGTCTACAAGCATATTTAATTACAACTGATAACACAAGATTGGTCGATTTATCTGCAGTAAAAAATAATCTAAAAATTGAAATTAAGGAATTATTTGATAGCTCACAATATTTTGATATTAACCCTGATTATTCTTCAACAACATATAACCCAGGGTTTACTTCTACACAATATACTGCAAATACAAATAGATTAGACACAACTCTATTTACTGATTTTGAGCAAAGTATAGTAGATGCTATAAAAGAAGCGCCGTTTTTCTTAAGTGATTTCAAAACACCGTATTCTGTTAATATACAAGTTACTGCTAATGATTTAGAATATTTGCGCGATAAAGATTTTATTAATCAAATAAACAACAACATTAGAGATAATTTAAATTTAAACTTAGAAAAAGAATTAATTGAAACTTTTATAGGTACTGATTACTATTACGTAAGCACAAATTCAACTGTAACCGATTATGTTTCTGGGGTGTTGTTTAAAGCACAAGATAAAGCTTCAAATTATCTCAATAAAAGATTTCCTTCTACTGCATCTGTACCCAATGAAACAGATTTAAAAACTGTACGAGAGATAGGCGGGTTTTTCTTACCAGATAAACTGGGTGTTGTTAATTTTAATAACAATAATTATAAGATTAATTTAGATTTTACTAATCTACAGCCTAATAAAATTTATATATTTCCAGATCCTTATACATTAGGAAATATTTCAAATATTTCACGTACCGATTTTGATAGCCCTATAATATATGAAGAAGACGTATCATGGATGCACTTTGACAGAACAGCTCAATATCTTTACGGTAATGTAGTTTCAAATCCTCTCTTAAAAAATTTCTATGGTTATCATAGTAGAAATCAAAGTATTGGTTATGAACCTAAAGGTATGTCAAGAGACATTGACAGTACAGAATTTTTTGAAGGAACAGGCAAAGATATATGGGCTAATGCAGATGTATTTCCAGTAAATGAAAATAAATTACCTTTAGATGAAAGACAATTAAACCTTCTTGCTATCAATAAAACGTTAGTAAGGTATAGAGGTGATATTTACGGAAATAATTACGGTCTTTACAAGGAAATAACGCCTGCAGGTGTAGGACCTACGGGACTTGAAACTGGACCGTTCATCTCACAAACAGAATTAGACTTTTTTAATTTTACAGGTGGCAGAGGCGGATTAAATGGAACAGGTAGAAAAGGATTAAATGTAAACCAATTCTCTGACATAAAAAGCAAGACAATTAAACCGTGTATGATTCTTGATGGTTATGTTTTTTATGATATTGACCAAGGTTATAACTTTGATTTCTCAATACCGGATGAAAGAAAAAGAGTATCCGGGGTATATACAAGAACTATTACACAA